ACCGGATGGCCGCCGGATCCCATTTGTGCGGACCCCACCGAGTCTCCAAATGGCATTTTGGTAATTTCAGTGTCCTCATATGGTTTTTTTGTAATTTATGTGAAATTAAAAAGAGGGACCACCGCACTATCGCTCTCTTGGCCAATCAAAGTGCGCCCTGATTCTTAAGGGGATAAAATTGGGCCTGGGCCCAATTTATCGATGTGACAGGACGTACGTCTGCTTTACGAGATTGGCCCACAACGACTGCGTAGTCTGACAGGACCACATGGTACACTGACAGGTCTGTTCTTGAACCTTAAGAAAATTCAGGGAATTTTCCCGCCTATTTCGCCTCGAGGAGCAAACAGTCGTTGGATGGCCGCCACCTGTCCCTGGTTCGTTCGTTCGATTTTCGTTTTTCGGTTAATTTGTGGTCTCTGTACATATGGGCCTGGTATTTATGACAGTGTGGCGCCCATAATGAGGTGTCCAACTGGGACTGTATTCGTATTGAGAGGATATACGTATCCGACCAAGCTATACCAGTGATGCGTCGCTATGATGGGACACCTCAAAGTACGCGTGGACGAAAGCGGAAGCAGTTCTCTCGCCCGTTCAAGTCTGTGCTTTTTAGACGCCGTCAGGCGTCGAGGCGTCTGTTTGCCGAAAAGCCACGCGAGAAACTCTCACGCCGTTGCCTGGAGGATGTTCACAGTGGGCCGTCTTATGCACTGATGAATCAGTGCGACGTGACATCGTATGTGACGTACCCTATTCTTGGTCTAGAGGGCAACGGGGGACGTAGCAGGGACTTTATTAAGCTGATGAACGTGCGCGTTTCTGGCACGATCAACGTGACCCCTTTGCCTGCAGAGCCCATGTCCGATCGTTCTCCTATGAACGGTATATTTGTTCTACTTTTGATCGTGGATAGGAAACCATTCGTACCCGAAGGTGTGAACGTATTGCCCAGTTTCAAGGAACTGTTCGGGGAGTATGAATGCGTCTACGGCATTCCACGAGTGAAGGAAAATCAGCGTCATAGGTATAGGATTTTGGGCATGTGGAAGCAATACGTCAGCGGTGACGATAGTGCGGTGCAGAAGGACTTTACTTTGCGAAGGAACCTCAGTGGTCCTAGATACAACGTATGGGCAGCATTCAAAGACATTGATCAAATGTCCACAGGAGGAAATTACAAGAACGTGAGCAAGAATGCCATTCTTGCCTGTAATGTATGGGTCTCTACAGTTCGTTCGAAATGTGAAGTGTATTCGCAATTTGTACTGGATTATGTGGGCTGAAATAAAATTCAATTTTATTTATGCGTTCAATAATCGTTATTACAGCATTTGATTCTTGTCGGATTTGTTCTTAATTAGGCACTTATTAATCGTATTTTCTAAAATAGATTCTAGGTCCTGCCTCGAGAAATTCTCTGATCTTGTCTGGGAGACTGAGTCTCCCGGGTCTAGTGTGGCTGTTTGTAGTCTGTGTAGCCCTGCGTATGGCGTGTCGTCGGACTCATATGAGGTCCCCGTGAAACTGCGTGTGTGGTCCAGTCTCATCGACTGGGATCTGTATGTGTCGCGACTTTGAGAGTCCGACTCAGAAGGCAACCCAACATGCGACTTTGTGGCCCAGGTCTCTCCAGGTAAAATCGTAATTGGCCTCTTTGACAGGGCCCGATTTGATTGGGCCGACGGGGTTGGGTTGAGCAGTCTTCGTCGTGTTTCGCCTCGTTCAACGGACCAGAAGTCTATGCAGTCCTCCTTGTAACCCTTTGTCAGGATCTTGATTGTCGGAGCCTTGAACATGATGTCCGTTGAATGTCGTGCAGAACTCAGTCGCAACTTGGCTTTGAAAGAAGCAAACCGGACCCCGTTCAAGACGTTCGAGTCCTCGACTCTGTACACGATCTCCCAGGGACACTGCTCGGCGACTGAGAAAAACGACGAAGAGAAGTAGTGAAGATCGACGTTGCAAGCTATCGGGAAGGTGAAGGCAGCCTGTGCTGCTTCCTCGTCGGAGATACGGTTGTCCCGTATCTCAATAATCACTGATCCCGTTGCGTTAAACGGGACCTGGTTTCTGTACTCAATGATAATGTGGTCGATCTTCATGCATCTTCCCAACAGACGCACCCTTGTCTGCTCGATCGAACTGGGAAACTGAAGGGTTATAGGAGTGGCGTCTGTAGTGAGTGTATATTCAGTCCTCTTGGTATGTATGTACTTGTTTGTGACGGTATACGCTCCCTCCATTCCGTTCTCAACAGGACCTTTCGACGATGTTCAAGTCTGAGGTGCAGATAGCTCTGCACACAATAAATTAACACAGGCAAAGCAACAAGAGAACGGAGATAATTCTATTATATAAAATAAGGCCCCGCAGGGGAAATACTCAAAACACAGCGAGAAAGGAAATAATGGGCATACTATGCCCTAAAGGATAATTAAGCGAAATTAATTGAGCTGGTAATCGTATTGGGTGTTTTGGAGTATTTCATAATCTCTAATTTGTTCGGGCGTATTAGGATCTGGTGTTCGTCGGGGAGAGAACTCGACCTGAATTCCTAACTAGAAATAACCCTAATGACCGAACAAATAGAATGCGGAGATAAAATAAGGAGAGAGAAGCTATTTCATGTACGGAACTGGAGACACCTCCCAGCCCTTCTATCCCTGTGAATTGGAGACTGGAGACAATATATAGAAGTAGTATGATATACTACTAGGATTTTGACACGTAGGCGGCCATCCTATAATATT